ATGCCGAGAAGAGGCAGCAACATTTACAAGAGAAAAGACGGTCGGTTTGAGGGACGTGTCCCGATCGGTCATAAGGAAGATGGATCACTGAAATACAAATTTGTATATGCCAGAACGCTTTCTGAGGTAAAGGAAAAGATGGCACAATTTCAAGCTGTTTTGCAGAGCCAGCCAGTTTCTGCTTTGAAATTGACCGTGGCAGAGGCATCTCGTCAATGGCTTTCTGCAGCAAAACTGCGTGTGAAACCGTCCAGTTATGCGCACTATGAAAACATCATTCGCAATCATATTCTTCCGGATCTCGGAACAAAGTATCTCACGGATATGACAACACATCAGCTGAATGATTTTGTCTATGAGAAACTGCAAAGCGGTCGATTGTGCGGAACTGGCGGACTTTCCGCTCGGTTTGTACAGGACATTATGCGGGTTTACTACAGCATAGAACAGTATGCAGTGCAGGAGTATCACATTCAGGGAACGCATTTCACCATGCCAAAAGCGGAGAAAAAACAGCTGGATGTTCTGTCTTCTGAAGAGCGAAAGAAGCTGGAGCAGTATCTACTGCAGACAGGACTGACCATTGATCTGGCGATTCTGCTGTGCTTGTTCACCGGTTTACGTGTAGGTGAATTATGCGGCTTACAATGGAGTGATATTGACTTTGAAAACGGAACACTATCCGTGAAGCGAACTGTGCAGAGGGTCTATCGAAATGGCTGTTCAGAGGTACTGATTGGCTCTCCCAAAAGCAGAACTTCTGTGCGGACAATTCCGGTTCCGTCCTTCTTGTTGACACTGCTGGAGAAGAAAAAGCGACAGGATTTTTTGTACCTGATTACTGGAAAAAGCAAACCGGCAGAACCGAGAACCATGCAGTATCGATTTCAGAAAATCCTGAAACTCTGTGGTATCCGGAAGGTTCCATTTCATCTGCTTCGACACACTTATGCCACAGATTGTATTGCCCATGGGTTTGATGCAAAGACGCTGAGTGAATTGCTAGGACACGCTGATGCCAGTATTACTTTGAATCGATATGTGCATTCTTCTATGCAAATGAAGCAGGAATATGTAAAGCGACTGCAATTGACGGGATAATGTTTCGCCGTCAAAAAATCGTATGGAAAATGCAAAAAGTATCGGAAACAGCGTGATTTTTTAGGTTTGAATGGTCAATGGGCGGATTTTACGAAGAAATCTACATTTCATAGAAACAAAATGCCATGCTGAGAAGATGTGCTTTCCCAGCATGGCATTTGTTATGGTTCTAATTTTGATTTTACAACAAAAAAACGATAGCCTCGACCTACCGTTTTATTTTACCCTATCGTTTTTTTGTTGTTTCAGAAATGCAAACAGCCTGCTGGGAAAACGCTCCACAGCAGGCTGTTTTTGCTTGATAAATCCGAAAAAAGCACGCATTTTCGGCGTTTTTCCAAAAAGAAAGCACTGCACAATTGTATCATTTGTGCAGTGCAGTTATGTGGTGTGTAACCTACGCTACAAATAATACAAAATCCTCGAAATTACGGGCTTTTTAGACGTACTTTACAAAAGATACAATTTTTTTGAAAGTAGACTAATCCACAGAGATTTTACGCAGATTTTCCCTTGTTCTTTCCCAAAGGGTGTGCTATAATGAGTCTATTCAGGGAACTGAAAATAGACAAAGGAGAAAAAACAGTGTGGAGGAAAGAAACGTAACGAAGATTCCAGTTCGCCATGAATTACCACGATTATCCAAAGTTGGTGTTTATTGCAGAGTAAGTACAAATCAACCAGAACAGCTTCGCAGTATGTCCGCCCAAGCATCTCATCTTACAAGAACAGTTCTGCACAGCAGAGGATGGATACTGATTGATATTTATCTGGATTTTCATACTGGATTAAATGATAACAGACCAGAATTACAGAGGTTATTGAAAGATTGCAGATCCGGAAATGTTGATACCATTCTAACAAAAAGCGTCAGTAGATTTGGACGGAATACTGCTGAAACAATCCGCCTGATTCGAGAACTCAATGCCATTGGAGCCAGAATTATATTTGAGAACGAAGAAATTGACACTTCAAAATATGAAAGTGAATTTCTTGTCACTTTAATTGAAGCCTATGCACAAGAAGAAAGCTATAACCGCAGTGAGAATATTCGATGGGGCATTGAAAAGCGAATGCAAAATGGAACATCACTTCTTTATAACAGGAGATGCTTTGGATACAGAAAAAATGAGAATGGCACTTTAGAAATCTGTCCGGAAGAAGCAGAAGTTGTTCGTTTGATTTTTGATTTCTATCTTCGTGGCGGAAGTATTCTTTCCATCATAAAAGAACTGGAGAATCGGCAAATTCAAACGCCATCGGGAAAGAGAAAGTGGTGCACGCAGACAGTTGTAAAAATTCTAACCAATGAAAAGTATATCGGAAATGTGCTGCTAAAAAAGACCTATTCAGATGGATTCCCAAATCGAAAGCGGAGAAACAACTGTGGAGAAAAAGATCAGTATCTTGCAGAGCAGTTGCACCCTGAGATCATATCGAAAGAAATTTTTGATGCAGTTCAGATGGAACGGCAACGAAGAAGTAATGTAGTAATAGACGAAAATGGAGAAAAGAAACGAGCAGGGAAGCGATACTGCTCGAAAATAACACCAGAAACAGACATAGAATCATTCGATGGCATGTTAGATTACTCATCATATAGTGAATGATAAGTACACAAAGAAAAAGTGCAGAAATACGCCAATTTAACAATAAAACGATAGCCCCGACCTACCGTTTTATTTTACCCTATCGTTTTTTTGTTGTTTCAGAAACGCAAACAACCTGCTGGGAAAACGCTCCCCAACAGGCTGCTTTTGCTTGATAAAACCGAAAAAATCACGCATTTTCGGCATTTTTCCAAAAAGAAAGCACTGCACAATTGTATCATTTGTGCAGTGCGGTTATGGTTGCGGGAGCCGTCAAGCTATCTTATGTACAACCATACGCTTCATAAAAAAGACAGCATAAAAAGCAGCGGTACAAAACAGGAAATCTCCTGCTATACTGCCGCTTTTCATTGTTTGAGCTACCTATTAAAATACCTATGTACAACTCCATATTTCAAATATACAAAAATACATCTCTGTTTTTTGAACTTAACAATAATAAAAAAGAAGATAATAGACGCATAAAATACATTAACTAATATAATGCTTTGTAAAATTTCTTCGATAATCCTCCATGTGGTTTTGACTGGACACATCAAAAAATTTTTTCAGTGCTGAAAGCACCAATTTTAATATATTTTTCATTTTTCACCCCTCCTAAAAACCATATTGGAAAATGCATTTTATAATTACATCACATACAATCGAACAAAACACATTAAATATTACAGCCGCCAAAAAATTAAAGATAACCTTTACGGCTGTTCTTTTATCATTTTTTGCGGTTGTTCTTTTTCTTTTTTTATCTCCTGAAGTTATTTCAAAAATATATCCTTGACCATATTGTGATAATTTGTCATAAATAAATCCGGCACATTTGTGTGAAAGCTTCTGCAATATATATAAAACCGAGAAAGCAACTCCACACATCAAAAATAATTGTGCTAAAAGCACATTAACATTATCACGTACTAAATTAAATTCAATATTATATAAGTATAATGCTAACACTGAAAAAGTAATGAGTATAGATACCACTCGTGATAAATATTCAATGAACAAAGAAAAATGTTTTCTATATTTTCTAGCAAACAACAATAATTTATTGGAGTCATAATTACTCAATTCGCAATTACTTACCCAATTAGAAACAACATTCAGAAGTTCATCTCCAAGTAATGTATTTATAAATTCAACTCTTGCTACAACAACATTGTCCATTATTGAAATATCATTAACGTCCTCTATTTTTCCTGAAACCATTAAGCTCATAAATTCAGGAAATGTGAGACCAGATGAGATTTTAACAACAAGGGAGTGATGCTGCGGAAGCTCATACATAGGCATTGAAACTTGAAAATCCCATTTAATTGTGATGCTCTCTACATAATCCGCTCTCTCAAAATTTTCTTGCTTAAATTTAGCCCATGTGTCATAATCAAATGAGGTGTGATTACTGAAATTTATAGTAATTCTTGTAATACAAGCAGCTTCATCGGAACAGTGCATCCTTAATTTTTCAATAATTCTAGTGCGCAAAATTTCTATATCTTCCAAAGTAACACGAATTGCTTTGGAAAAAATTTTCGTTTCGCTATCTGGTTTTGCATTCATTTTGAATATGAAATCTCTAAACTTGTCTAACGTCTTTTCGTCTTCTGACACTTTCAATTCGTTTTTGCATTCTAATTGTGATGCCAAAAAAATCCCCCCCTTTTTTGATATATCCTAAGTTGATAAGAAAAGCATCTATATATTTATTTTACCATATTATTTGTAAAAGTCAAGCGAAAATGTTTATGGTAAAATAGAAATGTAGAAAAAGAGCTCCAAAAGTGCATAGGCGGGGCTTCGCAGGGGCTTCAAAAATACACAACAGGGGTACTCCTTCTATGCACAAACCGAGCCCCCACACGTTAATCTTGTGCTGACCGGGCTATGCACTTTTTCGAGCCCTTTTTATGCACTTTCTACTTGACAAGCACAAGCGAAAAACGAAAATAAAAATCAGAAATATTATTTTTACTTGTTTATTCTAAATTTCTATTAAAATACGCACTAATCGTAATTATTTACGTTGTTATTATGGTTTTATCCGTTACACTTCCCGAAAATTATCCACGCTCACATACCCCGTGACATACTTCCCCGCCGGTGTCTTACCGCAGGAAGCCGCCGTAGTAGTAACACGATACCGTCCCAGTTTACAAGGCACGCCGTCATAGATGTAGTACGTTCCGGCAGTCAGTCGGGCAGCCGGCGTGGAGGTAGTTTCATTTGCGAACAGCGGCACGTTGCTGCCGATGTGCACCGCCTGACCTTTCGCAAACTTCCCGGAGCTGCTGTTGGTATACACCGCCTTCCCACTGGAATCGAAAACGGAATACCCTGCCTTGCATGCCTTCTTGGCGTTCTCCAGAGAAGCATATGCGCCGAGCTGACTCTTCATATCGTTCGCACTCTTTCGAACTCTGTACAGCTGCGCGTTGGATGGCTTTGCGGCAGAAGTGCCATTCAGATAGGCTTGTACCTTTGCTTTGAACGCCACCCAGTGCGGCAGGATATACGCCGGGCACATTTTATAACTGTTGTGCATGGTGTTCAGCTGATCCACGGTCCCGTTCCGCCCGTCACGGACGTTGAGCCAGTGCGTGTGCGTGTACAGGTGGTTGATGCCCAATCCATACTGTTTCAGAAGTGCAGCTGCCAGACGTACAGCATTTTCCTCTGCCCGCTTGTCTGCTGCGTCACCGCTGCCATTCATGATGCACTCAATGGCGATGGTTCTGCGGTTGCCATTTCCGCTGCCGTCGGCAGCATGCCAGCCGGACAGCGACAGCGGCAGATTCTGCCACGCACAGGTGCTGTCCACATAGTAGTGTACCCGCACGGTCTTCATGTTGCCGTTGACAGTCGCACGAGTGTACTGCTCTGCTGGCGTAGTGCCGGCGGCAGTCTTGATGCGGTCAGTGTTGTGGATCGTCACGCCCAGCACCTTGCCTGTCAGCTGTGCTGTGGGCATGTCAATATGGTTAGGGTTGTGCTTTGTCAGCAGATACTCCTTGACGGTCACACCGCCGAGCGTGGTTGTTTTGTCTGGGGTTAAAATTGCCATAATTAATCTTCCTTTCCCTTGCTTTGCAGCAAGTCAATTGCTTTTTTTAACGCCGCCGGCATGGGGATTCCCATCAACCCGGCATTTTCCAGAATTGAGATCAATTCATTGCACGAGAATGCAATGCAAACAGCATCTCGGATGTATGTTGTGTCAAGGATCAGATCCAGTTGTGCGGAAATCAGCACCAACAGCAATGTTACGCCCTTGCGAGCAATCCCTTTCCATCCGATTTTTGATTGCAGGCCGCCAGATTTTGTCTTAGGCGATTTGCGGAATACGCCTGCCAGGATCAAGCCTGTTGCGTAATCGACTGCCATAAACAGCAGTAGTGCCCGAATGGACGCATCCCATCCGCCGAACAGCCATGCGACAAAGCTGCCGACAACTCCGACGACTGTGCAGATTGTTTCTTTCATAGTTTCCTCCTAGTCAGTCAATAAATCCAGTGATCGTAAAATACAGCGTAGAACCAGCGGCGATTTTACTGCCAAGAGCATACACGCATACAAGGTTATCTCCGTTGTAGTTTTCTACGGCAACATATGCCCCCACGCCAGACGATGACCGCCCTACACCGGAACAGCCGACAATTTTGGAAAAGTCAAAGGTCGTTGAAGCGATGTACTGCGGTGCTGGATATGAGGTAGCAATATCGTTCTTTAGGACAACACTTCCGGTTATCGTGATCTGTTTGCCGTAGGTGCGATACTTGACAGTGCCGGATTTGGCATAGCCCTCTACGGTCATGGCTACCCAGCCGGAGTCGGTGAGGGTTTTGGCGGCGGCTACAGTGCTATCCAAGAATGCACAATCGTAATATGCCGTCTCCGAGACAGTTCCGTCTGGCTCGTCCGGCTGTACCAGACGAGCCGTGGTCCAAGACGCATACTTGCCATAGACGGCATAATCGCCGTTCCAGTAACCCCAAGGTAGATATACCCAGACGGTATATGTGTTATGTGCCGTTGGTATCACTTTTACCTTGACATTAGCACAGTTTATGCGATACACAGTAACACCACACGCTTTTGCTGAAGCGGTTTCGGTACTTTGCCAAGCATCTTTTATATGTATCTCAAAAGACGAATTCTGCCGAGCATATCCGTTTGCTCCGTCTCCGGATAGGATACGTATAATTGCCGTATTAAAATTTCCGGACGAAACCAAGGTTCCTAATCTATACCATTGTGCCGTTCCGCCAGCACCGTGTATAACGATAGCACTATTGTTTAGATTCATAAACTTTGATGCCTCTAAACCATTTAGTTTCTTCTTATCTTCGGCAGTCATCAGTCCATGTGTGGTTTCTGTTACATCGCTATAGGTAGTATCTGTGAATTTCGCATTCGCTGGGACATCAGAATTGATAGAATGCGTGATTGGGGTAGCTTTACCATCTCCTGCGATATAAACTGGTTTTGCCGTAGAGCCGACAGCGGTACTTGTTGTATGCGTTACTGCGGTAGATTTGTCCTGCTTTCCGGAAATATCTTGATGTGCTGTGATAACAGTGCCTAAGTCAACTACACCGCTAGTACCTTTACTTGCACCATTCATTTTGATGCCTGTGATAGTACCAGTATTTTTAGTATAGCCTAGTGATTCAACTTTTGACTTTATATAGCTCCATAAAGTAGAAAATTTAACTCGACCAAATTCATTTTTACTTGACGTATCTTGTCTAATGAAATATGTATTATCTGTAGGAGTTGCAGTCCAGCTATTTGTTATTTTTGATAGCAGTGAATCTGCCCCTGCCGCAGTATTATCAACCTTTCCGGAAATATCTTGATGCTTTTGCAGTGCCGTGTCCGCCTTACCCAGACTTGCCTGCACACCGCTTGCAAGGTCGCTCTTTGGGATACCTGTAGTGGGCTTGGTGTATGTTCCGTAGCCTGCATCGTTTTCCAGTTCGGATACCTTTTCCACGGCTCCGGACGGGATGTTTACAGTGATTTCCACGCCGTCCAGACCTGTCCAGTACAGTGTGTTCTTGTCGGTGTTGTCCTGCCGCAGTGCGACATTCTGTGACCGGTTGACGAGTTCCACCAGCCGTTTCAATATTTTACTGCTGCCGTTGTACTGTATCTTCATGGTCACCCCTCCGATATGGTATAGATCACTTTCATGGTCTGGGCGGCGGTCTTGGTGACTGGAGAGGATAGGTTGTTGATGGTGGCGAGGTAGTTGCAAGGCACCTTGAAGCTGTTGCTGTCGTTTACTTGTGCAAATGCTATGTTGCTTCCGATTACCGGCACACGCTTGCCAGAAGATGTCTGCATATTTGTTTGAGTAGGCTTCGCTGTGTTCTCTGAAAAGTCATATGTGTATATTCTGTAGTAATTGCTGCTAATTGTTGCAACAAAAAGTCTGTCACGAAGCAAAAAGGAGTTTGAAAAATTTAAACGCTCCGTGCTCGTGATTTGTTGAGTGTCATTGTCATTATCGATATTGATTCTATAGTTGAGAGTTGACTGGTTGTCGCTAACATATACGAACAAGTAGCCTTTATAAACTGCACAACCACCGCCCAACTCACAATACCCTCCGGCACGGTTTACGACAGACATGTTACTGACTGTAAACGTATCCAGTGGAATTGCGGAAATATACACAGAACTCCCGTTGTGGACAGTTGAACTGTTGTCGCCTCTGGATATAAAATACAAGGTATTTTTCGACGAATCATAATTCCAAACGTATGAAGAACCAATATTGCCAAGTACAACGTTTTTTGCTTCCAGCACTCTCCCCGCACTGCCTGCAGAATACACCACCGGCAGCGTTTTCATATGGGCACGCCGCTTTCGTATGGTCACAGATACCAGCTTATAGTTTTGCACGTTTGGTGTAAACGTATAGACAACATCGTTTTTGCAGTCGATCACAATCGCCTGTTCTCCGTTATAGGAAGTATAGTTTCTTCCGGAACCAGTATAGAGAAAAAAACCTGCTATTTGCCCTGTACCGCCGTTGACCGAAGCACCATAGCTGCTGTACCCGCCGTTGGCACTGGTCAGACACACGCTGGCAATGGTGCCGTTCCCTTTGGAAGTGGAAAAGTCATACACATACTTCATGGTTTTCGCTTGAGTATCCAGATAGGATTCGTCGCTGTTGTAATCTCCACGCAGGGTGTCACCTGTGGTATTCTTCACGCCGTACACACCACACGCTGTCAGATTGGTACCGGCAGGGGCAAAATAATTCGCAGCGTTTTCTTCCAAAGTTTTGTCGAACAGCAGGATACCACCCAGCAGCTTCTGATAGATCGGCTGAAAATTGCTGCCGTACATTTCAGAGGCATCTTTCATGTAGCCTTCCTGCAAAAAGATGTCATTCAGGGCGTTGGTCGTCATATTCTTCTCCAGCACTTTTTTCTGTTCACCGGTGTGCACGTCAGTCAGAATGATTTCTGTTTTTCCTTTCAAGTTACGTTTCCTCCTCCGCTTTTGTGATTTCAGTCTGTATCGTATCCGCAATGCCGGAAACCTGTACCGCGGTACTGACTACCGCAATGTCTACCGTATCCGCAACGCGGCAGTGCTGTACTTCCGCGGCAAGTACCTCTGCCTGTGTTGTCAACGGACTTGTCCGCATGGCAGTACTGCCTATCGTAATCCCTACCTTGTCTGCTACTTGCAGCAAGCCGTCCCAAGCTTCTTGTCCGGCAAGATAACTGCCCTCCAGCAGTGCCTGTACAAACTGTGGTTGTATGGTAACCGTGCAGCCGCTTGCCAGCAGCTTTACGCGAAAGTCTATGGCATCATAGCCCGTCATGCGGAAGCTGTGAAACAGGTGTATCGTGTGTACGCCGTCCTGTAGCGTCCATTGCGGACGTATGGAACCGATCTCTGTTTTGCCGATACAGTACGCCGCTGCAATGCTGCCGTCTGTGCAGGTGTATTCCCCGTTGGCAGTGCTCTCTGTTGTTGCAACTTGCAGTCGCACCTCTGCCAGAAATACTACCGTTGTGGCACGGGACGACAGAGCACGTATTGCTGCAACGTCCGCTTCGCCGCCGTCAGAAATGACAATGCGGTCGGTGTTGGTGTACGGGTAATACTGCATGCCGGCGGCACTGCTGTCCTCTGTGCCAGTAGACTTGGTTTCATTTTTTAGTCCGGACTTGGATTGGCTGATGTCGGTGGTTTTGTTGCCACCGACTGCTGTCACTTGCTCCGCGTTGCGGTAGTTCCACACCGTTGCCCCTGCCAGCATCGGGTGCTGTGTGCCGTTGTAAATGCAGGTCACCATGTCCCCCACGTCCAGTGCAGGATCCCCGAAAAAAGAAAAGCTGATCGGCAGATATTCTGTCTGATTGATGCGGGACAGCTCCGCAGCCAGATTGTCCACGATTTTTTTGGCGTTGGTTTCTCCAAGCTGCTGTAGAATCTTGTTTTCCAGCAGCATGCGATACCCGCCGGTCAATGCGAATGTACCGCTGCCCTTTGCCGTATAGGTAAAGCCAGACCGTTTGCTGCCGTCATCACGGTATGCGATCTGGGCGGACACATCACGCGGTCTGTCCCAGTCAATGTTGACATCATACTGAAACCGGACAGACGGTGCAATAGTCTGTGAAACGGTTTCCGGACGAAACCGCCGCAGCCGTATCTGATTCGGTGTCACACGGTCGGCTTCCACATAGCACCCCAGCAGTTCCGCCACAGCAGAGATGCACTCCCGCGGAGTCTGTATCTGGTCAGTAGTTGGCAGCGGTATCGTGCCGTTCGGCAACGCTTCGATTTCCGCCTTGCTGTTTCCCAGCGTCACCTGCGGTATGGTCAGCCCGTAAAGAATTTCCACATTGGTCACGATGTCCAGTGACATGGACAGCATCTGATACGGAGAATTGCCGGACGTGACCAGATAGGGCACTTCCCAGTCCAGCAGGACAAGGCAGTCATAGGCAGTGATCTTGCACAGGTCTTTCGCGTAAGAGCATTCCGTGATACGGTATACGCCCACTGGCACAGATTCCCACGTGTCGTCTGCCAGCCGCAGCTGATAGGTCACACGGGCGTACCAGCCCACAAGGGACAGGTAAGAGATCTTCTCCGACCTGCTCTGAAACTGCAGCTCACCGGCATAGGCAGCACCAAATTCAAAATAGTCATGGTTGACACACCGCTTTGAAACTACCAGTGTACCGGATTCCACTTCTGCATCAGTCAGCACGCAGTGTGCGGACAGGTCCTTCCGGAGCATTTCTATCTGTATCCGGTCGGTACGGGTGTTCTGGTTAACAGCTTTGCGGTATGCTTCGGATACCGGATACACGGCATCACCCCCCTGTTCTAAAACTCTATCAGATTGCAGCTGACATCGAATCTTGCTCCATCTTTGCCCAGACAGACCAGCTGCAAGGTGCGGTCGCCGGCGTACATGGTTGCCGTACCGCCGCCGTAATATTCTACTGAAAAACTTTCGCCGCGGATCGCGTCCAGCACAAGGTCCGTTTCCGTCTGGTTCAGCTTGCTCCAGCTGACAGAGATCTTTGCTACGCCTGCACGAATACGGTTCCGCAGCATCACGCCGTTTTCCGCACGCCCCGTGTCGGAACTGTCGATGTCACTGTACTGTACGCTGTATGCAGTAGGTGCCGGCAGTTCTGTGCCGTTGATCTTTAACAGTGCCATTATGCCAGCCCTCCGCTTCTGTAGTCGTTCTTCTTTTGCAGCTTAGTCAGCTGCTGTGCCAGCAGTTCGTTGCCCAGCCAGACGTTCACCTGCATTGGTGTTTCGTCCTTTGCCGCCCCGATGCTACTGCTGCCCTGTGTCGCCGCCAGTACCATCTGCATTGCCCTTGCTACCGCCTCGGCAATCTTGCTCTCCGGTGCGACGATCTCGCCCTCCCGCCGGTTGTCGCCGATCACGGCAAGGCGTGGCGTATTGGCTTTCACATAACCGCCGTTCGCCAGATACGGGATCTCCGGTATCTGGAATCCAAAAGTTCTGCCGCCCAGTTCCGGCACCCAGTCTGGTATGTCAAAACTCAACGTGTTCAGCTTTCCGATCAGATAGTTCAGAATATCGATCATGGAATTTACCGGTGCTTTCAGGGATTCTGTCACATCGCCCCACAGGTCACTGAACCACTGCCGGATACCGGAAAAAGCGTACTTGACCGCATCTGCCGCCGCGGAAAACTTCTCTTGAAAGTAGGCTTCGGGATCAGAGAAGATCGCTTTAATGTTCTCCCACACTGCGGACATGGTTTGCTGTATGGATTCGAACTTTTCCTTGACTTTGAGATACAGCCCCTGTGCGGCTTCCCGAATCCGCCCGAAGATCTGGTCAATGGAGGTTGCCATGTTATCGAATGTTTCCTTCAGGAAATCCGCCAGATTTTTGGAACTGTCCTTGTGTGTTTCCACAAAACCGTCAAATATTTCCTGTATGCCGCCCCACGCCCTGCTCCAGTCACCGGTAAACACACCGATCAGGAAATCCAGCAGTCCGCCCAGTATTTTCAGCACGTTCTCGATCTTGTCGATCACGTCTTTTACTACCAGCTTCACCAGTGCCCAGACCTCCCGCAGCACCGGCATAATAATGGGCGCCACATTGGCGATCCACCATTCAATAAACGGTTCAACATACTGTTTCCACAGAATTGAAATCAGTTCTGCTGCTTTCCCGAACACTTCCAGCAGCGTGTCTGCCATGGGCTTCAAATGGTCGTGTATCAGTTCTGCAACACCTTGTGCAATGGTATCCAGAAACGGCGAAATATACTGCTGCCAGATGCCTGTGAGAAATGTCACAAGGCTGTTGATGCCGTCCCAGATACGCTGTATCGCCGGTGCAATGTACTGGTCGTACACTTCTTCTGCTTTCTGGCTCACGTGGTCTACGAAGTCGGAAACGGCTCCGGTGATCGTGGAGAGAAACCGCATCAGATCTTCTCCGATCTGCATGAAGTTCTCCTTATTGGTGTTTATCACCTCTGCTATACCGCTGAAGTTATCTCTTACGAATTTCAGCAGCAGGTCCAGCCCTGTAACCCACGGCGTGACGATAATGTCAATGACATCTGCAACCACCTGTGCCGTTTCCGGCAGCTGTAGGATATAGTTGATGATGTCCGTCACGTCATTCATGATACTGGTCAGACTGCCGAAGATGTCGCCGGTAGACTGGAAAATCGATGCCAGTTTCTTTTTCAGGAACTCCTCTTTCCGTCCCAGAAACGTGGCAATGCCCGTGACAAGAGCATTGCCCAGATTTGCCCCGATGCTGAGGAAATTGCCGACCATGGAGCCGTAGTAGGCGGCGATCTGCTGTAGCATTCTCTTGGCACTGCTGACCACTGCACTGTCTGTGAAGATTCCTTTCAGTGTATCCTTGATACGCCCGAGTTTCTGCTTGATGTTGTCCAGTGCCTGAAACGTGTTGCCAGCATTCAGCCGTGTGGTAAGCCCTCTCTTGAAACTGCCGTACAGGTCGTCCCACAGCTTTTTGATATGCTGCAGCGAATCTGCCAGAGTGTTTGTCTTGTCCTTGTCATTGGAATTGTCGGCTGTGCTTGCCGGTGTCTGACCGGCAGAAGGTGTGCTGCTTGTGCTGTCCGACTTGTCGCTGAGCCGGTTGATCTCGTCAAACCCCATAAGGTCCCGCATCGCCTTTGCAGCACTTTTGGCGTTGCTTTCAGTGGTGCTAAGACTGTCGTTCAGAGCCTCCGTGCTGGCTGCCGTGCTGCCCACGCCGGAGGACGTGTCTGAGGATACACCCATGATCGCTGCGGTGAATTCCTTGAACTTGGTCGCTGCGGCGGTAAGCCGTTCCACGATGATGTTCAGCCACTGTACGATTGGTGAGAATATGTTGATAAGCCCCTGTCCCAGCTCTGCTTTCAGTGTATCGAATTGCAGTGCCAGTGTTCGGGTACTGTTTGCCCAGCCGTCAGAGGTACGGGCGTAGTCCCCTTGGGCGTTGGCAAGCTTCTCCTGTACAAATGCGTACCGGAGCGACACCTTTTCCGCCTCGGACATCTCCGAAGTTGTCTTGCCGAAGCCTTTGGACAGGGCGTATGCGTCCAACGCACTCTGCGTCATGACCACGCCCAGATCTTTCAGGGTTTCGGTTTCTCCGGAAAAGACAGACTTGATCTTGGTGTATGCCTCGTCCTGTGAGATGTTGTAGAACGACGCCACATCCCCTGTCAGCCCTGTCAGTGCCTCAGACATATCCAGTGCCTGCTTTTGTGTAAAGCCGAATGCCTCCGCCATAGAGCCGTAAGTTCCGGCATACTTCTTCGCCATGGTTTCCGACAAGCCGAACTGTTTGGCGGCATTCTTGGAAAACTTGTCCACGCTGTCGGATAAGCCGCCGAAGGTCACATCTACGACGTTCTGCACCTCCGCCAGATCAGAGCCGAGGGACAGGCACTCTTTGCCGAATGCCGTGATTTTGGACACGGCGAAAGCACCAGCGATGACCTTTCCCAGTTTGCCGAATGCTCCGGAAAGTGCTGAACCGGCACTGCCGACACGCCCCAGCTGCTGGTTGGTATTTCTGACTGCACGGTTTACAGTCTGCTGCAACTGCTTTCGGAACGAATCTGACTGCAACGCCAGATCCAGATCGATCGTACCAACGCTCGTCCCCATTCTGCTGCACCTCCTTTCACTCTATCTTCGCCATTGTCCGGAACATTGCCGACAGCTGCTGCATGGACTTCTCGTAAGATTCCCGATCGAAGTGCCGCAGTGTTTCTGCTGCCTGCCGCCGCTGCCAGTCGGAACGGATACGGTTCTGCTCCGGCGTAAACGCTTTCAGCACTTCCATATCCGTTTCTGACCGGATACGCACCACGTTCCCCAGCGGCGTTTCTCCGTTCAGTCCGGACAGCAGTGTCAGAAACTCCGACCAGCACATTTCCGTTTCCAGCCGCAGCCGAATGCCGTACTGCTGGGCAAAAGATGCCTCGATCAGTTCGTAGTCATAGATCAGATCATAGTACGGATCATCATGCACCCGCGTTCTGAAATCGCTGCTCCGCTTCCTCGTAGGACGTGCCGGAAGCAAGGGACATCACTGCAATAAACACATTCTGATAACCCTTAAAGTTCAAGTCCATGCTGTCCAGCTTTCTCACGCCCTCTTTGCCGATGAGGATTTCCAGTACCTTGTCGATCGCCGAGAATCCGGCTGTACCGCTTTCCTCCGTGGATTCTATTGCCGCCATGGCTTTCATGACAGTGTTCTTGGTGTCGTCGATATGGAACTCCTGCTCCCCGATCTTCAACACCTTTTCTTCCTTCTGCAATTTGCTTGTAATATCCAGTACGGTTGCCATTGTTATTTCCTCCTTATTCTCCTGTGGTAGTGATGTTGGGCTTGCCGTTACTCATGACGGAAAATTCCAGTGGTTCTACGTTGGTGGAATCTCCGCCGCCGGCAGTCACGTTGACGACAGCGTTTTCCATGGCGATCGTCGTGCCGTCCGGCATCACCCACTCGAAATACGCCTCGGATTCCTGTCCGGTCTTGTATGCCAGACCTGCTGCAAAGTCGTTGCCGGCATCGCCTACGTTCCGCTTGCCTTTCAGGGAAATGGTGATGCCGCAGCCGGTTTTCAGACGGCGTTTCCAGCCTTCCTGCTCCATAGGCGTCCACTCCTCCACGTTGCCGTCAATGGCGATGCCGAACGATTCCATGTCGGCAACGGTTTTGGCAGAAGTCTTGTCTGCACCCAGCTTGAATACGTTGTTGAAAACGGGATATACCCCTGTTACAGTGCTCATGCTGTTTCCTCCTCATAGTAGATAACAAATTCAATCACATATTCGCAGATGCCGTTGTCGTCCGTTCCCACGTCAATGGGTTCGTTCTGCTGCATCTGAAAATACACGGCACGGCAGCTGCCCACCTGTGCCGTTCCTGCTGCTGCGATCGCCTCATACAGGGCAATGGCAGCGTTCTGTGTCTGGCGTGTGCTGTGGTTCCAATGCACCAGCAGGGACACGCCGTGGGTGCGGGTTCTGGTGGGATCCCGTCCGCCGACAGCGGTTTCATTCTTCCGGCGTGACAGCTGATACACACCGAAAGACTTTTCCTTTTTGCGGTCTAAGATGCCGCAGTAATAGTTGTCCGCTCTGACCGGCAGCGTTTGCAGCCATGCCAAAACGGATTCACTGGTCATCATGTCGCTTCACCTCCTATTTGAGATTCTGCCGGAGTTTTTCAGCAAATGCTTTTGCGGCAAACTCTTTCTTGTCGCCGTCGATCCACGGCTGAAACCACTTGCCACCGGCGTTTTTGTTCTCCGATGTCCGGAAGTTGTATTCGGGGTGATAGTACAGGCGGCGTGCGTAGGGCGTGTCAGAAATGATTCCGACTACCCCAGTGCTGCTCTCCGAAGTTTCTACAAAAGTAGAGCTGTTTTGCAGCGTACCGGTGTCCATCGGCATGACCTGTTCGTCTACCACATCGGTAATCACCGCCTGTGCGGTCTGTTCCAGAGCCGTTGCCACTGCCTGTTCCACCTGCCGTACTGCCCCGAAATTCCAGTTAACTTTGATCTTGCTCATAGCACATCAACCCTCGTGTAGTTCACCGTACCGTCCGGATTCCGGCACTTGCTGACGGCGTAGATGCTCCGCTGTTCGCCGAATATCGTCACCGTACCGCCTGTGAGATTCCCCGCTGCCGGCTGAATATCCCCGTCAATGTAGGCACTGCCGGATACCGTGACAGCGGTGTCCTTGCTGGTGTACTTCACCTGTGATTTATCCTGCCAGTTGCACAGGAAGTCCCCGTCCAGAATGGTTTCCCGTTCGCCGAAAGCGTTGATCTCCTCGGCTGCTATGGTCACGTGAACGGGCGTTTTCGCACAGCGTACCAGTTTAGGGTATCGCATCACGCCACCTCGTTTCGCTCCGGCAGCAAAGCCCTGTCTGACAGAGATTCCGGTACACCGCCCGTGGCAGGCAAACGCCGCTGACGGTTTCCACTGCAGTACTGCTGCCGCTGAGCGTCAGACTTGCCCCGTTGATAGAGTAGCCGGACACGATGCTTTCCAGCACGTCGGCGTTCTCGTGGGCAAACTCCGCCAGCTGACAGCAGCACTCCTGTATGATCTCCTGCTGGTATGCAGACAGATTTTCCAGTCCCACAGCGTGGATTCTGCCAAAGGTCAGCGTATCCACATCACGGGAAGCCTGCCGCAGCCGTGGCAGAATGTCCGGTTCCGGTACTGTTCCGCCATAGGTGCCGCTGTAGTACTCGTAATTCGCATACATCACTTGCCATCCTTTTCTGCCTGTGCCTTCCGGAGCTTGGCTTTCAGGCTGGCATTTTCCGCTGCCAGACGGCGATAGTCCGCTTCCGGTACCGTAGCAGATGCCGGCACTTCTACAGTGCCGTCGTCCAGCAGCACGGTATAGCCTCTGTCCAGATAGGCGGCTTTCTCCGCCTCAGTAATGGTATAGACCTTGTTGTCCTTGCTTGCTTTCATCGGGTATCACCTCACTCATGGGCGGTATAGTTGATGGCACAGCCGGCTTTCAGCAGTGCGTCCAGTGCAAATGTACCGTTGAACCGGCGGTTCTGGTAGATGTAGTTGTCTGCCGTTCTGGAATCGTGTCCCGGCGTGAATACGTTGATGTAGCTGTACTTCACACGGGAAACCTGTGCCTCCGGATCAATGAGAATGTAGTTGATCTGGCCGGCAGTTTCATCTGCCGCACAGCCGTTGGTAAAGTTGAACTTGGTTTTCAGCCGTGCAGACGGCACAACAATGATCGTGCCGATGTCGTCAATGGAGTGGACACGGCGGTCGATCACGCCGGTGCCGTTGGGATACTGCCGCTGGAATGCCTGTTTCAGCAGCTTGTTGTATGCCGGTGTCACATACATCTCCATACGGTCCATGGGTACGCCGGCATCTTCCAACAGCTGTACCTTGTTGTCGAAGTCCTCCAGCACGTTGTCTGCGGTCAGTGCAGTGGTTTCTACCGATGCACTCACACGCTGTGCCTCGGTGAAGATCTTGCTGAATGTGTAGCAGTCCAGCTCCGGAATCGCCTGTGTGATCTCAAACCGCTTCTGAATGTTGGCGATGGAAACGGTCATGTTGGTTTCGTCCACATCCATGGGGTCAACAGCAAATTCAATGTCACGGTCGTGATCCAGCACTTTGACTTCGTAGTCGTTGTCATAGGAGCCGGCGTTGAAACCGGCAGTGGTGCGGTTGTGGTCTTGATAGCCGCTGACGGTCAGTTTCGGGAGTTTCAGCTGCTTGCCGTTTACGATCTGAATGTCACTGTTGGACTGGAACAGCCCGTTGGATTTCAGCTCCACAGCGTACATATCAATGATGTGCTGACTGAAAATGTCAGCGTATTTCAGTTCTGCCATAGTTAGTTCCTGCCTTTCTTTCGGTTCGTACCGAAGATGTTGGAGAGCATTTCATTCTGTGCGGCGGTGGGATCATTGCTGCCGCCGGAGCCGCCGATCTGCATAAAGCCGCTGTTCTGCTGAGTACTGCCTTTCAGTGCCGGCACATCAGTCAGCACCTTTTCCAGAGCCTTCTTGATGTTTTCCTCGGAGATCACACCCTTGCTGTCGGCGGCACTGGTCATATCTGCCATACGGAGCAGGTACGGCAGCGACTTGCGGTCTACGCCCAGATCGGCGGCAATGTCGCTTGCCTTGCTGCGAATGTCGTTTTCCAGTACCTGTGCTTTCAGCCGGGTGATCTCCTGCTGGGCGTTCTGGTAGCTGGTTTCCTTTTCCTTTGCCTGTGTGGCACGCTTGGTCTTGAAATCCTGCACAGCGGTCTGGAGTTCCTCACCGCTCATGCCCAGCTGCTTGAAGTAGCCCTCCAGAATTGCGGATTCCCGCTGCTGGGTGCCTTTGTGGATCATGTCCTCGATCTTGCCGTAGTCGATAGCCGGCGGCTGTGTACCGCCCTGCGGCGTGTTCTGGCTGCCTGTTTCATCTGCCATTTGAATCAGTCCTTTCGTGATTTGGGTATAAAAATAGCACCTGATCGCTCAGATGCTGATTTTACAAATAAGAACGCCGTACCCGCTGGCTGAATTGTTCTTGTTTTCCGCCCTCCGCCAGTTTTTGCCCGTGGTCGGGGGCGGTGGTTACTCTACGATGCACCAATCTCCCGCCAGCATATCGGTCTGACTAGCCAGCCAGCCGATGCAGTACCGGTTATCCGCGGTTTTCATGACAATGCTGTCCGTAAACGGATAACTTCCGTCACCGATTTCCTGCGTCAGCAATTTGCCGTCAGCAAGATACAGGTACATTCCTTTACCGTTCCAGCCGGTTCTGGCAACTTTCTTTCCGGCTTTCATTGCTTCCAATGCTTCGCCAAATGTCATTATTTCTTTCATAGATTCTCCTTTCGGGCATGAAAAAAGCACCTCGGCTGAGATGCTTTTTCTTGTGTTCAGTTTTATCTCTCAAAAAACATACTATTTTGAGATGTCTTAGTCGATAATTTCAATAAACTTTCATGCTCATATACATGAATCAATTCCATCTTCTAACGTTTGACTTCAATTCCATATACATCAAGTCTGTTCTGAAGAATTTCTAATATCTCATTGTATGCTAATGCTCTTCCGCTAACAAAAAGATCAGAACCGTCTTTTTTCATGTCGGCATCAGCTTCTTTTTTTCTTTTTGATATTTCCTCGAAAAAATCGGCTATAAAAAACTTCATTGCATCAAATTGCTCTTTATCCATTTAAATCGCCTCTCTTTTTCAATTCTTCTTCGGCTCTTGATATGTCCGTCTTGAAATTGTCTATTTCTTTTTGCCAGTGTTTGATGTTACCCAATTTGTATCTTTCATCAAACGAATCCCAATCAGGATAAAATTTTTCTGGAGCAGAAATTTTTTCTCTGTGTTCTTCCACTTTTGATTTCCATGCTTTGATTGATTTTTCGAGTTGTACCGAGGACATTTTGGCAATATTTTTATTTGCAAACAATTGCAGGTTGACCCGTATACCACTTGCCTTTATTATACCACCATCGCCGCCCGAAGTCAACGCCTTTCCGCCGATTTTCTCCGCCCGATACGTCTTTCCCGTACCGCCGTTGTCCTTTGTTGCAGGCGGCGTGACTTCCACAGCGTGTCCAGCAGAAACACCCTCCGTGTGTGCCTTTGCCTTAGCCGCTTTCGGTTTCGATGCTGGCGGCACAGCGACGGGCTTTCCTGCCGGCGGTGCAGGTGCATCGTACACTTTCAGCCGGCGGTAATCCATTCGCAGCACGTCCGAATTTTCCTTAACCAGGCTGTTCAGCCGCTTTCGCCATGCCTGTTCCTGTGCGGCATACTTGGCAGCGTTCTCCGGATCGATCGCACCCAGTTTCAGCCGCTTGTACTTCCGCACGTTCCGTTCGCAGTACCGCTGCTGCTGTTCCAGATCGTACCGCCGGTTTGCCTCGTCGATCTCCTCCTGTGTCATTTCCCTGGGCGGCTGGTTGATGCCCTCGAACCAGGTATGCACACCGTTCTTGCAGTTGGGGTGCAGTGCGCCGCCGGCAATGGCAGTGCTGAGCAGCGGATACTTCCCGTCTTTGGGTACCGGCACAGAGCCGTACACATCATCGTAGTACACCTTGCCCTGCCACGGAATGCACTTGGGACAGGCAGAACCGTGTGCAGACAGTTTCACGGTGCAGATGCCCCACTCATCACGCTTGGCAGCTTCTCCCTGGATGTTTGCCCGGAGGTTTGCCGTCCGCAATGCCATCTCCACATAGCTGGCGATGTTCACATACCGCCCGTCCTTGTACCGGATATTCCGGATACCCTGTGCCAGAAAGTCCTGTACCGCCGCATCGACCGCCTGCCCCAGCGACTTGCCGCCCATGTTGAACTGTGCCGCCGACCGGAAAATGGTCTGCCGGTAGATGTCGTCCTGATACCGGAGAATGCTGCTGACCGCCTTGTGCATTTCGCCCTGTGTGGCTTTCACGAGAGCGTTCAGCTTGCGTTCGTTGACGGTGAAAAAGCCGGTGCCGATCTCTCCGGCAGTTCCGGCTGCGGCAAGATAGCCCTGCCGGATCGCTTTCAGAATGCGGATCTCCTCCTGCTGCTTTCCAGTTTCGTAGGACTGGCGGATCATGTCCTCGATCTGCTGGGGAATGGTACTGATATAGCCGCCGATGATATGCCGGTTCTGGGCACGGTATCGGGCAATGCTGTTCAGCTTTTCCGCCTGCCACTGTGCCCAGTCAAACCCCTCGGCATCTTCCTCTTTCAGATGCCGCTGCAAGTTCCGTTTCATGGACTGGATCAGTTCTTCTTCCATTTTCCGGAGTGCCTCTGCAATGTCATAGTTCATGCGATGCCTGCCCAGTCGTCAGAGGACACCGCAGGTTCTTCCATATCCACAATGCCTTGCTCTGTCCGGATACGCTCCGCCTCTGCCGCTTTCCATGTGTCGGACTTGGTGCTGCCGTACAGTTCGTCCAGACCTGCCTCAATGCTCATGATGCCGCCCTGCTTGGCTTTCGCCACGGTTTCCACCTGCGATTCAAAGGACGGGTTGGCATACTCGCCGAAAGTGACCGCCGCACGAACTTCCTCGGCAGGCTGTCCGTTCGCCGTCTGATACGCATAGAATACGTCTGTAATCAGTTTCGGCAGCACTCGCTGCAAGGCGTTCACAATGTCCTGCCGTGTGTACAGCGTGGTTTTCTCTTTCTCCCGCTGTGCCTCGGCGTTGTCCAGCTTCTTCACGTCAATGCCCAGCGTAGACGGACTGACGATACCTTGCAGACAAAGGTCCAGTGCGGTGATGTAGGTGGCAAGATAGCTGTCGTGGGGAATTTCCGCCTGTTCCACAGTGATCTTGTTCTGTGCGGATTCGGCAATGTCGTTTCCGGTCATGAGAAAACGGTTGTCAAAGGCGTTGGACTTTTGCAGCACGCCGTTTTCGTCCCGTGGAATCAGGCACTCCGGAATGTATGTACGGGAACGGCCGCTGCGGAGTGCGTCCACCCACTGGCTCCACGCCTCGTCCAGTGCGTCGAAGTTGTCCCGTTTGGCATCGAAGATGCTCTGCCCTCTGCCTTCGTGCCGGTTGGAATGGTAGAAACTGAGATACTCTGCCAGCATAAAATCTCCGTCCCACCGGACAGGCTGCAAGCCGGCTGTCTGGGGAATGGCGTGGAGATCACGGGGATTGCCGTATGCGTCAAAGAGTGCATACGTCACATAGCCCCTGCCGTAGTGTTCGTGCAGCGTGTAGTTCCTGCCGCTGTCGTCGGCGTATGGCGTGTGGAAGATGATCTCGTGTACTCTGCCGGACTGCCGCCGGAGTTCCACACGATCTGCCCCGTAAAATTCCAGAATGGGAAAGCGGCTCACCTGGGGGTGCAGGCTGATCTTAAACGCCCCGTCACCAGTGACCAGCGTTTCCGTGATCGACCGCTTTACCAGTTCGCAGAAATCGTTTTCCTGTGCGATCTGCTGCCAGAGCAGCTTTTGCGATTCGGACGGGAACTGCACCTCCTGCAAGTCGGCGGCGATCAGACCGGAAAGCATATTCACCATGGTCTGGGGCAAGCCGGTGTGTATCTTCCGGATTTCCATGCCGTAGGTGGGAACGCTGCCCCAGAAAGAATGGGACGCACCGCCGATCTGCCGGTACGCCTGTGCCAGTTCCCAGCTGTCGCCCCGATACCAGAGCCGGTTGACAGCAATGTTAGTTTCAAAGCTGAGGGATTCTTCTATGGCGATCTCCCGTCTTGCCGCCGGATATAGTTTTAACAGCCCTGACAGTTTGCCTGCCAGAAACGAACGGAATCGGTCAAGCATCTGAAATCACCTCCTGTATTGCCTTATAGTTTCCAATGTACTGCTTGTACGGCAGCCACGCATACTGACACCCGTTGATGCTGTGGTCGTGTCCGTCCTCCGGCTGCCCCTTTTCGTCATAGCTGTAGGTGTTCATCTCTGCGATGTAGTCCCTGCAGGTGTCCACCAACAGAAAGTCCCCCGTTTTCAGCCAGCTCTGCTGCAGCTGGATCCGAGTGATGATCTTCGTCTTTTTCCATGCACCTGCAAAGTCGTAGATGCAGGCGGTCTTGCGTTTGAACTTCTGTGCCTCTTGTATGGTGCCGGCATCTGCGGAATCGATGTAGATCGTTCTTGCAAAGCCGTACCGGCACTTCACCTGTTCGGCGAACCGGTTCAGCAGCGGTATCACGTCAGACGGTGCAAAGGGGTTTGACTTGTCCCGATTGTTGTGGGTTTCCTCCATGAGCAGGATACACTTCCGGTCTGCGGTAATGCCCACCGCCTCAAAGGTCAGCCGGTCGTGGGACTTTCGGGAATAGGACGTATCACAGCCGATGGAGTAGTACAGAAAGCGATGCCCTGCCGCCTGTGATGCCGTGATAATATGCCGCTGCTGCAAGTCAAAGACAAGCCCCGTGGCACGTCCACGCAGCCCCAGAATCTTGTTCTTGTACAGCTTGGTACCCTTGGGAGCAGCGTCTATTTTCCGCTGAATGTCTGCCTCTGTCAGACTGAGGTTGTCCCGAAACGAAAAGAACCAGTACCGCCAGCCGGTGACCGGTTCTTCCGTCAGTTCCCGAAGAATTTCCTCCGGCACATCGGCGGCATACTTGGCACAGGGACGGGAACGGTTCACGAACTCCCGATACACCGGCAAAGACGGATCGTCAGGGTTCAGCGTTGCCAGCAGGTAATCGTTTCGGGTGGAGATCTCCCGCACAAAGTCGATGTCGGCGGTGTTGATCTCGTCAATGTACACGCAGCCGAACTGCGAACCGAGGACGTTTTCCCACTTGTCCTTGTTGTCATAGCCCAGCACATAGATCAGCTTGCCCTCAAACTTGATGTGTGGCAGCTTGTTGTTCCGGTCGCCGTTGCCGCAGTAGACGGCGTTCCGGTGCAGGTCGAGGATCCCGTTTTCCTGCTGAATGATGTTCTTCTCGGCGATGCCGGTGGTCTTGGCAGCGATAATGTGCAGCCGTTTCGGACTGGCGGAAACCATGTACATGAACTTCACACCGGCACCAACGGTGGTCTTTCCGGAGGCGGTCGTCCCTTCCAGGAATTCCGCAGTCACGCCCTGGGTAGAACGGATAAAGTCCCTGTACTTCCGGGACAGAGGAAATTTATGTGCTGTCAAGGTCATCACCGCCCAGCTGGGAAAGAATATCGGAGAGTTTTTCGGAGGGCTTGACTTCCACACCGGCTTCCTGCTTGGTGGTGTACCCGTACTTCGACATCCACAGCCCTGCAAGCTGTGTCGGAATCGCCCCCACTTCAAATTTTTCCCGTGCGTCCGTTTCGCATTCTTCACGCATACGCGTAACGATGTCAGTAAACCGCTTGCTCTCTCCGTAGTTTTCATAAAACGACTGTCGGGAGATGCCGACGTATACGCAGAACCCCTCAATGGTGTAAGTCACGCTGTGCTTTAGCTCCGCCGAAACAAACTCGCCGGTTTTGGAGTTGAACGCATGAGTCAGCACAGGCTTGCTGTCGCAGTACGCTTTGTAAGTTTCCCATGCACTGTGCAATTCGTCCGGCGTTTTGAATTTTCTTGGTCGTCCCACGCGATCACGCTCCTTTCAATAGCATACAAAAAACGCCGCAAGGAAATCCTCACGACGTTTTGCTTTTTTCGCCAGTATAAGTATAGCATGGAAAGCGGATTACTGCAAGTGGTTTGGCGGTTATTCTCGGTTAGTTTCGGTTAGCGGCGGGGTGTTTTTTATCTTTTCGAATCCGGTGCTGTACAATTCTTTGGTTTTCTTATAGTCCCGATGCAGATGCCGTGTTGCGATCTGTTTCAGGGACAGCCCTTGCAGCAAGTACTTTTTCAGTGCAATCCGCATATCTACGGTTTCTTCATCGCTGCCGCAGAGTGTTGTGTTGATATGCTGCATGATGCTCAGCTCCAGCCGGTCACGCTCCTGCTGGAGTGCGGCGATCTTCTCGCTGATCTCTGCGGCATCGATCAGCTTTTTCTCTGTGCTGTTCCCGTGGGTTCCCTTTGCCTCACCGATGCTGTCGAACTGCACCGACTTTACAGACGTGCAGATTTCTTTGTCGATCTGGAGATCTTTTATCAGCTTGGGGATACCACGATAGCGTGTGATCTTTTCTTCGATGGTCATTGCATCTCCTCCAGTTCCGGCAGCCCTGCCTTCTGCCGCAGTTCATTGCACACCTCCCGCAGGTCAATGCTGTGCAGCGTCAGTGCCGCATAGTACGGCGTGAGCAGGTCACACTCGATCGACCGGAACTGTGCCAGATCGTTGTCGCTCCGGGTTCTGGCATAGCGTTCCAGTGCAGTGCGGTACCGGTTCATCTGCCCTCGCAGGATATGCTCTGCGATGCGGATGCAGCCGGTGTCGTCCTTGCAGCTGTCAGCACTGTTCCCGCCGTCCTTCTGGAACAGCGGGCAGCTGATCACACAGTAGGTTTCGTAAACGCTGCCGCTCTGTTTCTGCTGGTGCTTTTCCGCAGTCCAGCCCTCGACCGGCACAAAGCGGCGTGACCAGTTGCATCCGGTTGACGCACTGGGCACGGCGTGCCTGCACCGCCAGCAGAGCGTGGCTTTCTTGATTTGCTTGTTTTCCATGTAGATCCACTCCTTTTGGATTTCATGCTCGGTTATGCTCGGTCAACGCTCGGCGTGCGTTAGCGTTTCTTCCGGTTCTCCCGATACTGTTTCTGATATGCTTTCCGCCGGCGTATGGCACAGGCGTTGCAGAATCTCCGGTCGCCTTTCACGCCGATCAGCGGCTTGCCGCAGGTTTCGCAGTGCTTGGTGGTCATGGCTGTGCCTCCTTCGCTTTGCGTATTCTCGCTTTCAGGCTGTCGATCAGGGCGTCCTGCATCGCGTTCTTGTCCTGCAGGGCAGCAAGGACATCGTCGTCCCGTGTGCCGGTCACTGCAAGGTGATGTACAAAAACCGTAGCCGTCTGCCCCTGCCGGTG